ACTTCTTGAGTTTGAGATTCAGAGTTGCTAGACATCTCAACATCTACTCCGCCAACAAGATAACCTTGTGCGTCAGTGTATTTTGAGTGGTTAACATCTACTTTAGCTTTAGAATCTTTAGTAAAAGTTCTAGTTGCGTTTGCTAATTTTTGATTTTGTTTTTTCATAGCCATTTTATACCTCTTTTTTGTTGTTTTTAAAACTTAATTTTGATTGTTTTTTAATTTTGCAGTTAAAATAGTCTTTTCAAGTGAAGTATTTGCTCTTAATTTAGCTAAATCTTCGTTTTGTTGTAGTTTTTGACTATCTGTAGACTGTGCCATCATCGCTTTCATCTTATCAAGATTGATTCTTTCGTTGCTCTCTTGTTTTTTTCTGTCATTTTCTTGAGCCATAAGATCTAATTCTCTAGATTTAAGTTTAGCAATAGGATCATTGTCAAATTGTGATGTAATTTTCTTCTCTTCATTCATAAACTCTTCCATCATCTCAGCAATTAAAACTGCTTTTCTTCCTTCAATCTTTTCAGTCAACATTCTAATTTGAATTTGCATTTGTTGATTCTGCATTGCTTGTGGATTTTGTTGCATTTGTTGTAATTGCATTATCTCTTGTTGAAATTCTATTTCAACTTGTTCTTGTGACATTAAAGAAATGTGTTCAAAACAATTTTTCTCTAGTGATGCCATAATTACAGGAGCATTTCTTGCCATGTTAGTTGCCATGAAATTTAAATGAGCAGTAATGTGTGCTCTATGGTCTTGTCCTGGGAAGGCTTGGAATGATTTCCCTGCAAGAGCATCAATGTGTTCTAATGCAGGGTCCTTTGGTAGCGGTTGATCTGGTTTCATTAAAATTTTATCAATATCTTTTATACCTAATGCTTCATACATACTTCTATAAACTTCATACATGTTATGTATTTGAGGATTTGACATTGCAAGTTGTAATTCTGTTTGTGCAATAGAAATTCTTTGTGTTTGTGAAAATATATTTGGATCTGCAACTGGAACGATATCTACTTTGTCATCAAAGTCAGCTTGTTTAATTGTTCTTTCACCACCTACTACATTGTAAGGATATTCTGGAGGTAAATATAAAGCAAAAACATTTGCTAATAATTTAAACTCTTGTTTCATTGCTGCATATATTCTTTTGTGAATTGCAGACATTGTTCTGCTTCCTCTTTCCAGCAAAGCCACGGTCGTGCCCACTGCTGCTTGCTGATTCCCATCCCCTACTTGTAGATCAGCTATCGAAGCGAATCGCTGACCTGCTTGAACCACGACCCCCATTAATGCTAATAAAGTTTGTGAAGGTTCTTTGTACGGCAAAGTCATAAATGCATCTCTTAAATTTCCTCCAGGAGCATCTACATCTCTCCATTCACCCGGTTGAATAGATTGAGCATCATCTCTAATTCTAATTCCTCTTTGTTTAAATCCTGCAGGTAAATTAGATAATGTTCCTGCATCTAATAACTGTCTTAATGCTGATGTTGCTGTTCTAGATAAACCACCAATCATTTGAATTAAACCATTACCATAAAAACCAAATCCAGGTAAAAATTTAAAGTGAACAAAGTAATTAATTTTATTTTTTAGTGGATCATTTTGAGCATAGTTACGTCTTATAGATAAAACTTCTCTTGATCCTTCTTCTAAAGTTACAATGTATGGAAGTTTAATTCCTGTGGGCTCACCAGTCTGAGGATTCATATCTTCAAATCCTTCCAGATCTAAATTAACATGACATTCTAATAGTGTAAAAATATCTTCATTATAACTTCCTTTTGTAACTCCTTCTAATTGTCTTTCCTTATCTTTAATATCATCTGTTTCAGTTACTCCATCATCTGATGGTAATAAATCTATGTCTCTATAAAAACCATTTACTTGTTGTTTTCTTAAATCATTTCCAGAAATTTTTAAAACATGAATAATAGCTTCTGCATCATCAAGTGATGTAGCAGAATAAGGAACAACTAAATCTTCAGCAGGTACAAATTGTGATACTGCTCTTCCAAATGTTTCATCGTAATAAATTTTTTTAAATGTAGATCCTGATAGTGGTAAATAAAATAACATTTGATCAAAATCAGGTTCATACTCTTTCATGACATCCATGATTTGATAATTCATAAATTCTTTAACTCGTTCTGCTTGTTGTTCTATCTCTGGAGTTGAAGCACCTACAACTTGAGTTCTAACTGGTCCTTCTGCTGGTAATAATTCTTTGTAAGCTAGTGCTTGAAATTGAGTTACTGCTTCTGCTAGTACTGGATGCGTTGCACCACTTGCTCCTTGAAATGGTTCTGTTCTTTGCTCATACTTAAATCCTAATAAATCTAAACCTTGTGTGTAAGCTTGTTCCCAATCTCTTCTTGAATTTTTATAATCTTCAAAATTTTGATATAATTCAGAACCAAGTAAATTTAAAACTTGTTCATCAATAACTTCAGCTAAATTAGAATCAAATTGTGTTGCGCCTAACGCAGCTTTTTTTGGATCAAAATCTATGTCAACACTACCATCTTCGTTTTCTATAATATCAGTTGGTCCAGCAGGAGTTTCCTCTACAGATTGCGCAATCTGTTCTACCTCTACTTCTCCAGGCGTAAGTTTATCTACTATGTTTGGTAACGACTTGTCTATTTCTGCCATTTAATGTTTTCTCCGGATTAACTGTTCTAACAGTATTATAACTAATATTCAAGCCTTGTGGGTTAGGTCCTGATTTAGGTGGTATTGTTAATGTTAGTCTTTTAGGTTTAATCATTAGGATAATACTTGGTATCTGGATAATTCTCTGGAACATATTCCTCAGGATTCTTTTCAACATCTGCAGTAGCTGCTCTTTTTTCTTGAGCTACTTTTTTGTTTATTCCTTTTCCTTCTGTTGCATATGATTTTAATCCACTAATATCAGATTTAAGCTCTATTATCTTTTTGTAACTATCTTCAGCATCAAATTCAATATTTCCATCCCAATCAACTACACGTGGGCCTGCTTCTGTTGTTTCAAAACGATATCCTTTAGTTTTGTCTGGTTCATAATAAAATGATTTACCATCTGGTCTTACTACCATTTTTGATTCTCTTTTTAATTCTAACAACACAGGTTCTTCTGCAACATTAGTTGGACTACTATATTCAATAGATATTTTATCTGCTTTTGAATCTATAGTTAATGTAGCTGTTTGAACATTACCTGTTTCAGGATTTTTAAATTGAACTTCTTTTTTAATAATATTAGGTTCTTTTGGCATTTTTATTTCAGTTCCTTCTGCAAGAATTTTTGTAATTAAACTATCCATCCAAGATGGTGCAGTTGTACCTTTTACTGCCTCTGCAAATGCAGAAGGTTTAGCTACGCTTCCTAATTTTAATAATCCTAATTTTCCTAATCCTAAAATTCCAGCTCCTGCTACTCCTATTTTTAAAAGATCTCTTCTTCCTGGATCGGTTGGGGATTGATCTTGTAATAATGGATCTATAGGAATTAATTTATTGGGATCTTTAGATCCATCACCAAAACCAACTCTACCTCCTACTGCTAAATTTAATATCCCCTCCGCTCCTCTTTCATCATATCTGTTTGGCATTACTGGTTTTGATCCTTTAGGTACAACATCCTTTGGTTCGTATGTAGGCATGTTATAGTATGTAGAATCTTCTAGTATTTCAAAATTTGGTTTCTTTGCTTCAATATTTCCTAATAACTCAAGCTCCGAATAAGATTTATATTTACTTAATTTATCTTCGGGCCCTAATCTTTTTGTATTATAAATTCCTTCTTTAGATGTTTCTTCTGATTTATTTAGAGGTGGAATATATAAATCACTTTTTGGATCATCAGATCCATTTGCAAAGTTAACTCGTCCTCCTCTTGCAAAATTTAATTCTTCTTGTGTATATTTTGGAAAAACGATTGGTCCCAACATTAAATTTTGTGGTGGTGTTTTTGATTCCGGTGTTTTTACTACCTGTTCTTGTATATATGCTTTTTTTAAATCAGGATTTAAATTTAAAATTTCAGTTATTTTATTATTAACTTCTTCAGAAGATATTGTTGCTGGAACTTCTGTGTCACTAACATTAGGTGTAACTGATTTTCTAACTTCATATTCAGCCATGTTTTGAATTCTGTCTTTTATAGATTTTTCGGACGCATATTTATCTATTTGTTTATCTGCAAATTCAAAATATTCTGGCTTATCTAATAAAGACTCTAAGAAGGGTTTATCTTCAACAAACTTTTCATAAGTTGCAACTGGAAGTTTTCTAAAAATTAAATCTCCAAAATTAAGAAGGTCTTGTGTCGAACCTTTATAAGCTCCCGCTGCAATTGTCTCAAGATCGCCCAATCCTTTTTCTTTAAATTCATCAGCGTAAATTGCAACGCCAAGTAAAGCATTAATTGGAGTTCCTGTTATAGCTGAAAGTTTAGCAGTTGCTTTTAAAAGATTTGGTGCAGATTTAGATAAAGCTTGGCCTGGAGTGGTTTCTAAAAAATTACCTATTCCAGTTGGATCTGCGTATATTTTTATAGGTTTAGTTGAGGTTGGATTTTTAAAAATTTCTTTTAAATCATTTTTTAATTCAGGGGAAAATTTATCTGCGTATTTAAGAATTGATTCTTGTTTTTTTGAATCTGATAATATTTGTTTAAAATCATTTGGTATAAAACCTCTGTCTATTTCTGTTTGAATTCTTTGAGGTATTTGATTAGCTAAAAATTTTACTTTTTTATCATATGGCATTTCTGCTATTTCTTTTATGTCTAAAACTTTATCTGTTAAACCAAATTTAGCTTTTTTACCTTCAAAGTAAGGCTCTAATGTTTCAGGATCTATTGTAACTCCCATTAATCTTCCGCTTGTTTTTTTTGCTTCTGTTCTTATTTCATTATTTATATTTTTTAATTGTTCTGACAATTCATCTGTAATTCCATTTTTTTTAATTTCCTCTACAAGTTTTCTTTGTTTTCTATAAAATTTTTCTAAAGCTATTTCAGAAGGTTTAATAATAACTTGGTTAATAAGTCTTGAATCAAAGCCTGTTGTTCTTGTATCAAATTGTAATCCTAGATATTTCATATGTTCTTTTGAAACTCTGTGCGCCAAATCAATTTTTTTTACTAAATCTTGTTCCTTTAAAATTGGTTGTTTAATTTTTTTTGTTATATAGTCTTCTGTTGGTATATCAGATGTTGCTTCTCTAACTTTTTTTAATTTTTCTTTTACTTCAGGTTTTGTTAATGGTTCTAAATATTCCAAATTTAATTTTTGTTTAAAATAATTAATAGCTCTTGCTACTTGTCTTTCATTTATTGGATAATTTTCAGAAAAATATTTTATATTTTTTTCAGATTGTCCTTGAGGTAATGTAAATCTTTCTTTTAAATCTTTTAAAAAATTTTTTTCTGTTTTTTTATCTGGAAAAATAACATCAAGAACTTCATCTGATCCTTTAGGAGAGGATACAACAATTCTATTTGGATTTAAATTAGCTGCTTTTGTTTCTAATGTAGTTGCACCTCTAGTAATATTCTTTTTTTTAGCTTTATTTGCAGGATTAGTTTGCCAATCATCTACTTCTGATTCTTTTAAATTATAAACTTTTTTAGCAATTTCTCTTTGTTCTTTTGTAAGAGGTAAAAAACTACGATGTTCAAATCCTGTTGCAAATGTACCTTCTTTAAATCCTTCTCTATCTACAGCTCCTCTTTCAACTAATTCCAGCTCCATGTTGCCGACGTCCTGTGACAAAGTTTTAGGTGTGGAAGGTCGAGTAAGATAACGCATCATTTCTTTGTATTGATGAATTTTCATTTATTCTCCCATCAAGTAACTAAGACCACCTTTAGCGTAACCAATTCTTCCGCCGTTAGCATTAGGTTCTCTACCAGTAATATCAAATTCATCTAATACTTGTTTTTGATTAATGTCTTCAGTTAATTTAAAAATCTTATTGTAAATTTCAGGATGGTCTCTTTTTAAAAGTAATGCCATTTTTTCTGCGTTAGCTGGATTACTTACATCTACCATTCCTTGTGAATCTTTTATAAACATTGATTTGTCGTATTGATTTAAAACTCTATTCATTTCGTTTTCTAAAGCTTGTTCACCAGATTGTGTTAATTCTTTTGTAAAAATATTTTCTAATTCATCTAACTCTTTCATTTCATCAAGAGTAAATAATCTTCTATCTTTTACATCCGCTGCTTCTTCCGCTTTTTTTTGTAAAAATTTCATTCTAGCTTCAGTTTTTTCACCGGGTGCAGGATCTAATTTACCCAGTTTATATTGTGTGCGATAATACGCTTCTTCAGCTTTACTTCTCTTTAAAGCTTTCTCAGCTTCTTCAACAGTTCCTTCTGACATCCATTGTTCAGAATCTCTTCCTATTAATTCTTCGTAGTCTGCAATTTCATCCTGAGTAAGTTTTCTTGATTTACTTTCTGCTGTCATAACAGGTTCTTTAGCAGGACCTATTTCTCCAGTTTTACGATCAATTGTCTCCATAGATTTTTTAGCTTTTAATTCTTTATTTGCTTTATTAATTAAATCCAAAATTTTTTTACTACTGCCTCCTTTAAATCCAATTCTTCCACCGTCTGCGTAACCTTCAGATGGTTCTACACCTGTCAAATAATCAAGACCTAATGGTTGTTGAGTACCACCCTCTGTTTGTGCTGGTGCAGATTTTTCTGCAAGATATTCTAATCCAACTCCGCCTGCTACTGCAGGTGGTCCTAATTTTTTTAAAATATCAGTTAAGATATCTATAATTTTATTTCTATCTTCAACTTTATATACATCAAATTTTTTTCCTTCAGTGATTCCTGTTATTTCATCTTGAATTAATTTTCTATCTCCAGACTTTAAATAAAAATCATAAATTTCTTTTGCAGTTTCTTTATCTAAACTTTCAGAAGCTTTGGGTGCAACCATTCCATATTTATTAACAGTTGCATCTTTTAACATGTCTTGGAATTCACCAGGAGTCATATATTCTTTAATTGGTTTTTCTCTTGGTTGATAAACTTCTTCCCAATTTGAATATTTATTTTTCTTTATAAAATCTACTGCTTCTTTAGGAGAAGTCATTGTATAAAATCTATGTGCATTATCGTGTAGATCTTCTATTGCAGCAAATCCATACCATTGATTAAATTCATCAAGAACATCTCTATTCGCTGGACCTATTCCTCTAATAACATCTGATACATCTTTTGGAACTTTTAATTTTCCAGCTTTTAAATCTTGATACATAATTTCTCTTGCCACAGCTCTAACTAAAGCTTGGTCTTCAACTTCTTTCATAGACTTATATGAACTAAAATATTCATCTAAAATTTCACTAACACCTTTTTTCTTTTTACCTGCAACAAATTCTTCGTCTATTTTTTTACTAAGATTTTCTAATTTTTTACCTTGTACTTCTAATTGACCTGAAACAGTTGTTGGAGGATTAACAGTTCCTTTTTCTTCTACTAATTTTTTTAATTCTTCCCCAGTTATTTTTTCTTTAGTTTCCATTCCAACTACTTCACCTTCTTTAACAACTTTTTGTTTTGGAATTAAATCAGCTGCTTCAAGTTTATTTTTTAATCTTCTTAAATTTCCTTCAAATATTAATCTCTCACCATCATTCATTTTTGAAACATCAGGAATTAATTGTTCCATTTCTTTATATGCATTAAGTGCAGCGTTGTCGGATGCCATCTCTATGTTTAAATCTTCTTTAAGATATCTTTGCAGTTTACCAGTTGGGAGACGTACAACGTTTGTTCTTGTACCTATTGTACTAGGGATAGCTTTAGGACCATATAATGCTTTAATTAGTTCTAATAAACTTTTCATATTAATAGTAATTTTTTTTCCTTTTGCCTAAAGGTTCATCTTTATAATCTTCAGGATGATCTATAAAGCCACCTTGTCTAAAACGCATAACGGCTTGTGTCATTGAATCCACAAGGTCATCATGATCCCCATAAGGAAATGCAGCGCATTCCTCAATTACCTCTTGTGCAAAATCCTTTTCAAAAGGTGCCCATATTTGACCTGATTCAAATAGGGGTGCTACAGAGTTAACTCTAGAGTGTTTGTCGTTTCCTCTAGAAGGTGTGTAGTTTATAACAGGGATGCCCATTTTACGCAATTCATATGTTAATGGTAGTCCTGAAGCTTTTGCCTCAACTAGTACCGATTCCGGTTGCCAATACTGATATTGTTGATATGCTATCCTTCGAAGCTCAGGAAATTCAAAACGATCTTTAATTGCATCTAATAAAATAAGTTGAGGTCCTGAGTCTTCATTTAAATAAAAAACTCCCCAAGTTGTTATAGCTGAATAATCGGCAGATTCTTTTTTAAGAAATGCAGTATCATAACTTTGAATTACATGTTGAAGTGGAGGAATATAATCCTTGTCCCACTTTCTCCACCATTCTCTTTTTATAATTGCACCTTCTTCTGATGTTGGATTTTGCATCCATTGTGCATTCCACTTTTGTAAACTGATTGAAGATTTAACACCTTCTAATTCTTCTAACTTCCAAAACTCTGGCCACACAGGTTTGCCTGATGGAAGGATTGCAGGAAATTCTATTAGCTCCCACTTATCAGCTTTCATGTCACCTGTCGCCCGTAGCAGGGCGCCTGTTAAATCTTTTGTATTCCATCTTGTCATAACCAATACAATTGCTCCACCAGGCTGAAGTCGCTGACGTGGTCCTGATGTATACCACTCGTATGCACGCTCTAACGCATCAATGTTTAGAGCGTCCTGTTCAGAATGTGGGTCATCTATAATAAGTAAATCGGCACCTCGACCAGTAATTGCGGAACCGACACCGGCAGCATAATACTCACCACCTTGTTCTGTTTCCCATTTACCTGCCGCCTGACTATCTTCCCTTAATCTTGTTTCAAATATTTCTTTGTACTCTGGCATATCCATTAATGTCTTTGCTTTACGACCAAATCGTACTGCAAGTTCTGTAGTGTGAGTTGATTGGATAATTTTTAATTTAGGGCGTCGACCAATCATCCATGCTGGCAGCAGGAACGAGGCGAACTCTGACTTGGTATGTCGGGGCGGCATATTGATAATTAATCTTTTAATCTTACCATCAGCCAAGTCATTAAATTTTTCCGCAATTTTTTTATGGTGATCACCTTCAATAAACTCAGGCCAAACACGTTTAACAAAAGTCATAAAATCTTTTTGTGATTTTTCTATACCACGTTTTTGTGTGGCTAGTGTTGCGGCCTCAATAAATTCTTTTTGAATGTCAGGAGGTAATAAGTTTAATTTCTCTAAAGTCAGTTTCATAAAAATTTTCCGCAAAATTTTTTAGGATTAATTTTGGAACCTTCAAACTATTTACAGCTTATAAATGTCTAAATCAAGCAATTAAACCCCTAGTTGAGGGACCCCTTTTTATTTAATGGTATTGCTTTGTATAGAACTAAAGTTATTTGTAAGTGGCTTGGGACCTCTTGCCCCCAGCTACCTGTAGCAGATAGCTGGAGACATGCGGCTAGACATCAGTCTAATAATGTCATGTATTGTTTAGGAAAGTATTGTCTAAACCAATCTAATCCTTGTTGCATTGTTTCATAATCATCGAACTGCTCAGCCCCCATGATAAGATCATAGACTGCAACAGCAAACCAAGGCAGACTTGCCTTCTCACCGCTGAATCTATTTGCAACATCTATTGTTTGATCCTTATCTATTTCTAAATCCAGATCGAATGGGATGCGATACTCTTTGCCCTCGTAGTTTATTACATGTAGTTGTTTTGTCATATTATACCTGTATGTTGTTATGCATTAACTGTATCATCCTCTATACTATCATTCAATAACTTTATAGTTGTACGCGTATAATTTACTCCTTGCCAATTTTGATGTGTTGTTTCAACTATATCTATTGGACTCTCTTGTGGTTTAGTTTTAAGTCCAACAAAACTAATTAACTGTACCATATGTATATCCAGCCAATTATTCATACATCGCTCATCACAAAAAAAGTATTCCCAATTCTGTAGCCAAGAATGTTTTTCTTGTGTGACATTATCATATCTTGCATTGCGAGTTCGCAAAACTTTATTTCCTTTTGTTCCTCTTATTCTGGACTGAGTATCGTATGTATGGCACTTAGGTCCCTGACATAAATGTTTAGACATTTTTAATTATCCTTTCTTTTCCATAACATAAAATCGCCACTCGCCGTTCTATATCCCTCGTTATCTAAATCATAATAAGTAAAAAGACTTTCATTCTTATTAGAAATCCACTCTTTAGATTTATCAGTCCATAACCCAGCACGAGTAATAAACTTGCCATACTTTTTAGCAAAGTATGTAATTGTAAATTTTTCGCCTATCTTTAAGTCAATCATATTATACCTTTCTAATTAATTTATATAGGGGATATTACTACAATATCCCCTATTGTGTCAATACTTAGTGTGTTGCAACTGCAGATTGTCTTGCCTTTTTAAACTGTGCAATAACAGATTTATTATCCTGTTTTGCTCTTCTTGATTTAATAAGACTAGCCAAGTTTTCTGGTTGATAAATAGTTAATGAAACACCAGCAGTTCTTTGCAGTTCATTTTCATTAATATTTAAACCCAATGCACCACAAAGGTCGATTGCGTCTTTTACATATTTATAATCTTTAAGAGCATTATTAATATCTCTCATATCTTTAAAAATATGTTCAGCCCAAGTGTAATGTGCATTAACAAAACTTTCTCTAGCAAGTTTAAAAAGTTTCATTTCATTAAACTCACTATTCGTGCAAGGTATAGTTCTTGAACGACAATAGCTAGTTCCGATTACATCAAGAGCATATTTACTTTTCCACTCTTGAAATATTCCGTCCTCATTATTGTAGCCAAGAAATTTTTTAATCTTGTCTACCTCTTGCGTCCAATGTGGATTGCTACGATTATCTTGTGCTTTGTTTTGAATAGTGATTTCAGGATTGATACCAACACCTTTTAGTTCATCTCTAAAATATGCGTTGCAAAAATCCATACTGTCAAATCGTCCAGCCATATTTGCACCTAGAGTAAAATCAAAATGTTCAGCAACACTATCATCACTATCTTCATTACTTTTTTTCATTTCAATATTAGCGAAATAAAAACAACTATCTTTAGCGACAACATCACAAGCCCTACCATATTTCTTTTTAAAAGTTTGTAGTGTTGCAACATCATCTTTTGGATATGCTTTACTTACAACTGACTTTGCAATTTTAAATGCTCTATCGTATGCAGTAGTTATATCCTCTTTAGCTGATACAAAATTTTCAAGTTCAGTAGTTTTTTCATTCTCAAAATGAGATAGAATTAAACCACCGATTTTTTTTCTTATATCAGTATTTAGTCTTAGTTTGCTTTGTGTCATTTTATACCTGTATGTTTGTTTAGAATTATTTTTTACTATGACTTGACATTACTGTCAATAGGATTATATAGGATAGTGAATATTAGATATAGAAGGAAACTTAATTGTATTACTTAAATCAGTATTCAAGTGTAAGTAAGGGAAAACTGGGATTAACCTGTATCCTTACTTACACACTTGTAGGTTGTGGACAGAGAATAATCGTAAGTGCGCTTGAAGGGGAATAAAGCCACGGACACTCGGCTTGCTAGCAATAGGGACGTAAATGCCGCCAACGTTATTAATATTCGCCCCGAGCCACAAGCTACAGGCAACAAGTGGCCTGCGACAATATGTCGCATAGGCAACTTGTTAAAATAGTATACGGTGAAATTAGTGGCTGGTACGATGTTACGGGCTCCTTACAGCTGTACGGACACAGTCTCAGCCACAAGAAAGAAAAATTATGATTGAACTATATAATGCAATGCATATCACAGACGTGCTGCTGGTATGTATATTATTTGTATTAATACTAATGTGGAGAAAGAAATGAAAAAAATAACAATTAAGTGGGGCACTGAAGGCAATGAAGAGAAAACATATACCTTTGATAATGAACATGATTTAAAAATGTTTATGAAAGGCGTAGATGAGGCCAACGGTTGGATGACATATTATATCGTAGAAAAAAATGATTAAAAAATTAAAAAGCCTGGGTTTTAAAAAAGTCGCGGGGACCGCGCCAGGGTTCCACATGTATGAATTGACGCCGGCCCGGCTGCAGGCGTTCGATGAAAACTTTAAGCCACAAGCTCCAAGCAGCAAGCCACAAGCTACAAGCAGCAAGCGACAAGCACTTGACAAATCTAAATAACGTATTATATAGGATACATGAAAGTAAAAGATCTAGATAATATAACAGGAACCCTTTCCAAACCTTCTAAGATGCCTGGATGGGCTTATGGTATACCTGCAAAGGAATGCCAAACCGGGGCTAAGCTTCGGGAGGTGAAGGGTTCAACTTGTTTCAATTGTTATGCTCTTAAGGGCTGCTATGTCTTCCCTAATGTACAGGATGCACAATATAAGCGTCTGGAGGCAACACGTAAACCGCTCTGGGTCAAAGCAATGGCTGCCCAGATATTACGTCACAAGTCAAAATGGTTTCGCTGGCACGATTCAGGGGACATTCAATCATTAAAACACTTAGCAAAAATATTTAAAGTCGCACGCCTTACACCTGATGTTAATCACTGGTTACCTACACGGGAAGCCTGGGTTAAGCCTTATTTGTCACGTGCTCCTAAAAATTTAGTAATTCGTTTTAGCATGCCGATGGTTGATCAGCCAGCTGCTGAATCATGGTCCCATACGTCGACTGTAGTAACTACAGGCAGGACCTGCCCCGCTCCAGATCAAGACAACAAGTGTCTAAGCTGCAGGGCGTGCTGGGATCCTAATGTTAAAAATGTTGCCTACGGTAAACACTAGTGCGGCCCTTATACCTGGCCGCGCTATTGCCGTTTTTCTGTTTCAAGCCGCAAGCTACAAGCTACAAGCCACAAGCGTCAAGCTACAAGCTCTGGAATTTTTCGTAAATAGATTTAAGCCCCAAGCAGCAGGCGTCAAGCCGCAAGCCACAAGCAGCAAGCTGCAGGCAGCGGGTGCCTTCATAAAGTTTTTCATCCTTGTAAGCGTCAGAGGAAACTAGGATAAAAGTATTCTTAGGATGTCGTACATGGAAGCTAATTTGATGGGGAGAAAGCTTAACAGAATTAACTTTACTAACCTTCAGCTCAACAGTAAAAAAAGTTCCTTTTTTATTGTATGCCAATAGATCTGGAGTACCAAAACCGCTTAAATTTTCTAGCCTTGTGAAAGATATTTCAGGCATAAATTTTTTAACTTTATGCCAGAATTTTGTCTCAGGTTTCAAGGTAAACCTATCCTATCCTTTTGGTCATTTTACCCATATGCCATTGAGTTGGTTCAACAGTAATTATTAATCTATGCGATTCTCTTACACCAATAATTTTATTTTCCATTAATTGAATTCCTGCAACATCAAATGTTTGGCCATTAGGCATATACACTTGAACTCGTGCATTATTGGCAACCTCAGATTTTGCCATGAACTTATTTATAATCTGTCTTAAAAATCTTCCTTGCATAATTTTTTACATGGGGCTCAGTATCCGAAGGCATGATCATTCATCTTCTCGTAAGCCAGCCCCATGAATAATAAACAACAACTTTGGGAGTTAATCAAAGTAGTCTATTGATTTATAGTCTAAATTACCTTAAATGTCTAGGGGATGACACAACCAAAGAAATTAACAGAAATGCAAATGAAATTTGCATACGAATTGGTAACGAATGAAGGAAGAAAAACAGGGGCTGAGTGTGCTTTGGCCGCTGGATATTCTTCTAATGCTGCAGTTGTTGCTGCAAGCAAATTACAAAACCCAAAAGCATATCCATTGGTAGTACAATACATTGGACAATTAAGATCGGAGTATCAAAAAAAATATGACGTTACATTTGAAAGACACATCTCAGAACTCGCAAAACTTAGAGACAACGCAAGAGAATC